TCTGGCACTTCTAAGTCTCTGGCGGCGTGCCCCAAGTGCGGTGGGGTTGGAGTACAGAGCATGTCCGATTACCGACGTGCCAAGCTGGCTGGCATCAACAGTAAGACATTAACCAGGCGTTACCTTAAGGCACGGGCTACGGGGTTTCGAGCATTTTGCGCATGGCAAACTGAATTACGTGATCACCTGGATGCGCAGTTTCATAGAAAAGGAGTGGACGTATCTATTACAAGCCACTGATCAGCTAACGGATAAGACGATCACCTGGCACAGGGGAGGGACTCCCTTTTTTTAAAATCGCCTCGTTGTGAGGTTTTCTCGTGCCTGGCTATTACTAAATGTCGCTTATGTCCCATTGATGTCCCATTGCCAATATCGCTGAAAGCCGCATGATTACTGGGCTGTCCCATCTGTCCCATTAATACACCCTTCTCCAACTACTATACAAAAAATCAGTTAATACATTGCATGTTGATGTTATTTTGCAAAAACCACTTTTACCAAAGTTTATAAACCAATGGGACAGATGGGACAGATGGGACATACCAGTTAAATCAAACACTTATTCTGTCCCATTGAAATATTGCCAATGGGACAGATGGGACATGCTTAATCTAATGTTTTTCTAACTTTTGAATGCGCGAGGATTTGAGCGTATATTTTCTAGTGTCGAAGAGGTCTGACCAGCGGGAGCGGGTTAGACCTTTTTCGTTTCAGGGGTAGGTATCCCTGCTTCCACATGAGTGACTGACACTGGTGCTTGGCCCTGCTTGCAGGGCCTTTTTTATATTCATTAATTGATCATCGGAGGGAAACGGTATGACACGTTCTGATTATGTGCTGCATCGTTTCTCATCTGCTGGTCGCTGCACGCTGGGTATGATTCATCATGTGAACTTTGAAAACCCTGAAGGTGCATTACAGTTCAAGTGCTTCACCCTGGAAGATGAAAGCAGAGAGGTGAAGCTGGCTGGTCAGACCCGAATCCCGGCTGGTTGTTATGAGATCAAGTTGCGTGATGTTGGTGGAATGACCCGGCGCTATCACGAGCGATTTGATTTCCATCAGGGCATGTTGTGGTTGCAGGCCGTGCCTGGATTTGAGTGGATTTATATTCATCCTGGTAATACCCATCAGCACACTGAAGGGTGCATCCTCGTGGGAAATGGTGTCAGGGAGAACGTAACGCGTGATGGATTCCTAAGCGAATCCACCAAGGCTTACAAACGACTGTACCTGGAAATGCTGGATTCTATTCAACAGGGCGAGCAAGTCTTTATCACCATTAAGGATATCGCATGATCCCGGACTACATGTGGGGGCCACTGACAACAATTGGTGTGTTTCTAATTGCCCAGGTTGTCATGTTCTTTAGTTTCCTGTGGCGGCAATCAGTGCTGGTAAAAACCATACAACAGTCACTGCTGCACCTTAGTACATCGTTTGATAAATACACAAACGAACATGGAAGGCAGATAGAGATTGTTCATGGTCGTGTTACTAGTAACGCTCAAAAGATTGAGCGTCATCAGGAACGCATTGAGGAGCATGGCAGACAGATCAGTCACATTAATGGCGTGCTCAACATCCGGGTAATCGATAAGGCATCACAGGCAGATTGACATGAAAGACATACTGTATTCCGCTGAACTCTGTGTGGCGGTCTACAGTGATGTGCCTGCGTTAACGCACCCGGACATCAAAGGCATGGTCATGATTCGTGATGTGCCTACTGGTGCTGATGGGTTTGCATTTGTATCCAGGGCAACGAAAACACTACACATTGTTTTTCGTGGCTCTCAGTCAGTTCTGACTCACGATGGCCGTATCGACTGGCTGCATAACTTCATGGTCTTCAAGCGTCCCTGGTCGGGTATACGCGCCCACGGCGGTGTTGTCCGCTGTGCCAGGGCGATCCTTGACCAAGTGATCGAGGTAATCAATGGCTTTCCTGGCTACAAGGTGACGCTTCAGGGGCATTCTGCTGGTGGCAATATCGCCACCCTCATCGCAGTGGCGCTTTGTCAGCGGTTTGATCGACAGGATCCTGGCCGGCTCAGACTGATTACCTTTGGTCAGAGCCGTGTCGCCACCCAGGCGGCACTAAAGAGAACTATCTGGTGTGACTATATCCGGGTGCAGAATGGTTCTGATGCTGTATGCCGTTGGCCTAAGATCGGATATGGCGTTTATGGCGACAACCTGTATTACCCAAACAGTCAGTCATTAGGTGATTACCTCTGGAACCCTGAGCCCTGGAGACAGACCAGGGACATCCTGCTGACCTCCATTGGTCGGGCACTTGATCACCGGATGAGCGAATACGCAGATCGGACAATGCAGGCATTGGCTTTCTCTTTGAATGGTGGGAAGCCCAGGCGGGTACCGGCTGCCAGCCATTAAGAAATGGGTCCTTTCCAGAGGGTCTCTTGCATACGGGCACCATGGGCGCAGATTTCCGCTAGTTTTGTGACGTCATAGGGGGTTGTACTTGTACTTATCCCTCTGATTATTCATTGTTTTTTATAGTTGGAGTAAGTCATGGCAATTTCCCGAAAAGTTTTAATGGCGCTCTTGTGGGCCGCTTTATTTTCGTTGGTCAGTTGTGCTGGCATTCAAGCAGCTGCAGAACTTGGCCCTGATGAGAAGGGTGCGGCGTGCATCAGGATCGAAAAGCAAAGCGATTATCCAGCAGTCAATGGTGTGACCAGGGCGGCAATTCTGGAAATCAATACGGGTGATCCCAAGCAGGCAATATCTGCGGAACTGATTGCCCAGACCGCTGAAGCGATGGGGTGCAGGTAACGTTATGAACCTGAAACGACTGGACCTGGGAGCGCAAGCCAGCCAGTCTCGCTTCGCTGAACTGGTTGGTGTTAGCCAGCAGGCGATAGCACTGAAAGTGAAAGACGGCAGCTTGCATCGTGATGGCACCTATGCGGAATGGCTGAGTGTTTACTGTGATCGGCTTCGCCAGGAAGCTGCAGGTCGGGCTGGTGAGGCGCAAAAGCAATTGACCCAGGCTCGCATTGAAGAGTCTCGGGAAAACACTGCAGAGAAAAAACAGCGCAGATTGACGGCTGCCAAGCAACTGTTACTTCGTCCTGATGTGGAACACCTCATTCTTGAGTTGCCCACGATGACGCGACAACAGGTTATGACTACTGCGGAAGAAATTGAAGAGGCGTTGGAAGCCAAGTACTCCATAGAACTGACCGATGATGACATCAAAAAACCCTTACGATCTGCCCTCGGACACGTTGGCAATCGTGCGGCAGAACTTATTGAATCTTTCGGCAGCGATCAAGGATGAATTAACACCTAAGCCAACTCCGGCCACTGAGGTCTGGGCACAACAATCTTTCCGCTTACCCCCGGAAGCCAGAGGCACTGGAGGTGATGGCTCATACAGTTTGTATTACACACCGTATTTCTATGGCGTGTATGCAGCACTAGATGATCCTGAAGTGGCTGAGGTAGTCATGCAGAAAGCAGCCCAAGTGGGTTGGACTTATGCGCTGATCGCCTGGTTGTTCAAGAATATCCGCTGGTGGCCATCTCCGATGGTGGTGATGTTCCCCAAAGAGGGTGCAGCCAAAGAGTTCAACGATGAGAAGTTCGAGCCTTGTATTCGTTCAACGCCTGAGCTTTCAAAGATTATCGACATCACAAAGTCGAGAAGCACAACAAACCGAACGCTCTTCAAGTCGTTTGCCAATGGCTTTCTGAAGTTGGTCGGTGCGAAGTCCATCAGTAGCGTGAAATCAACACCGGCCAGAATTGTGGTTGTCGAAGAGCCAGATGATGCCACTGACAACCTGAAGGAGCAGGGCAACTCGATCAAGCTGCTCTGGGAGCGGACCAAGCGGCAGAAAAACGCTAAGCGTGTGATGGGTGGCACTCCTTCAGTTGAGGGGCTCTCAAAAGTTGAAGACCACATCCGGCTTTCGGATCAACGCGTGTTACCGATTCAGTGTCATGCCTGTGAGGCCTGCCATGTGTTGGACTGGGATAACGTTACCTGGTTGGAATCAGATGAGCCTGGGTACCAGTTGCACGAGGTATACGGGAAGGCAATACCGGACACGGCTAAATATGCATGTCCGGAATGTGGTGAACTCTGGGATGACTATCAGCGAAAAGAGAATATTCGAAACACCGTGATGAATGCCATTGCTGCCGGTGACCCCATGTGTGGATGGGTTGCGACAGCGCCTTTCCATGGCAGCGCAGGATTCAAAGAACTCTCAGAGATCTATAGCTGTTTACCTGGTGTCGGATTGGCTGACATGGTTAAGGACTTTTTGGCAGCAGAGTATGAGGCCTCCCGAGGTGATGAAGGTGAGCGGGTTGTATTCGTTAACTCAAAACTGGCCAGAGCCTATGCGTATAAAGGTGACCATGTCACTGAAGAGGCGCTCCGGGAACGAGCAGAAGCCGAAGAATTTGTTGAAGGTCTTTGCCCTGCAGGCGGTTTGCTGCTGACAGTCGGTATTGAT